TAGAGGATAGGGGGCAATGATGGAACATGTAAGTCCGGCGGCAATAAAGGTGGTGCGAGGGGTAGAGGGGTATTTGCAACGGCGGGCGGTAGTTGGGGATGCAATGATAGGAGATCTGTTATCGGCAGTGCTGCTGGCAACAGAGGCCGGGCGCCTAGCGGAAATTTATAAAGTGGTAAGCGATTGGGTAATAGCCAGCGGAGTTATGGAGGAGGAAGGGGTAGGGGGTGAATGATGGACAAGGTAAGCGGGTGGGGGCGGGCGCTGGGGTCGTGGCTCGGTGCGGTGGGTGCGTGGTGCGCGCCATGGGTGCGGCGTAACGTTACCTTTGGGTTGGTGTTGGCCATTGCAACAGAGGCGCCGCGCTGGGCGTTCGCTTTCATCGGCGCGCATGAACCGGTATGGGCCGGCGTGGCGGTGTCGGTGCTGATGGCCTACGCTGCGGCGCAAGGGTGGGATGAGTATTTCAGACGGCGTGATGGGTTGCTCTTGTCGCTGAACCTGGGCCAGATTGCCAGTGCTTTGGTGATCATAACGCCAGTCGTCTTTGCGATGCTGATGGGGGCGGGGCATACGGTACAGGTTAAGGACGTGGCGCCGGGCTGGTATCTCTGGGTGTGGTGTGGTACGTTGGTGCTGTCCACCTTCCTGCCGCTGGTGATCGTGGCATACGTGGAAGTTATGCGGCATGGCGGTAGTACTGCTATACTTCCTGGTGACAGGAGCGATCCCGCCGGCGCAATTGATAATCTGCAGGGGGACGCGCCGGCGGGGACTCCCAAAGCGAAGGGCGAGGGGGCCGCCAGGATGCGGGAACTATACGACAGTGGCCAGGGCGTCACAACGGCCAGAGAATTGGCGGACGCTGCCGGGGTGGGATATGAGGCGGCTAAGTCGTGGCTAAAAAGAAATAGAGTACCAGCATAAGAAAAGCCGGGGAGATCTCCCCGGCTTCTTTATTCCTGCGCTAGATATTCTTTGGCTGCTGTCAGTAGGCGGGCTATGGTCTGGCTACGATTAGGGCCAAGGCTATCGACCCATGCCAGGAGGTCGGGCGGTAGTGTGATGGTAAAGCGCTTTGCCTTCTCGGCTTCCGGCTTGGGCTGCGCTCCCCCTCCCCACTTGCCGTAAGCGGCGCCCGGTCTGCGGCCTCTGCGTTTTGGTTCGGTCATCAGTTATCCTTTCTCGATTAGACTGTGTTCATCCCTCTATCCTTTCGTCTTACTCTGCGTTCGCTAACCGTTCGGCATTGCGCTTGAGTGTCGCCTTTAGAATGTCCAGCGCCTTCCCGTAGTCGCTGCTGCCGTTGATATACTGAGATAGGGTGGTAAGCTTCGCCTCTAGTGCTGCTAACTCCGCTTCAATCTGCATCTTAGCCATTGTTTCCTTGTTCATCTCTCTCTATCCTTTCGTTATCTTCTTGCTTGCCTGTAATTACATTCTATCATACCGAATGTAAATAGTTAACCCCCAATTTGCACCAATTTCATAGCAATTTTGTTCTAAATGGGGGTCAGACCTTACGACCGTGCAAGGTGCTTGATTGTTTGCGCGGGGTCGGTATATGCTGGGAGATACCAGAGGATTAGAGCGGTAGAGAGGGGGAACGATGGCGGAAGAAAACGAGGGGAAAGACGGTGTGATTGTGCGGGCGCATCGGGCGGAAAACGGGCGGTTTCTCCCAGGCAACCCAGGCGGACCTGGTCGCACCCGCAGAGAGGCCAGCAAGGCGGTGATTGACGCCATCATTAATAATGTAGACCCGCTTCATGTGGCCGACACCATTAACCGGCTGCTCTTTATGGATAGCTGGCGGGCCAACTACGCCGGCGCTAAGCTCTATCTTGACCACATAGCAGGTTTGCCAGTGGCGCGCAAGGAGGAAGTAGAGGAGATATACATTACCTTGCTCGAGAAACTGCGGGAACAGCGTCGGTTGAAAAGCGAATAGATTCATAAAACAATCATTTAATGAACCTATTTATTTATTTTATGTGGACACAACAATTGAGCGAGGCAGCGAAAACACCGGGAAAACGCAACGCCACTAGCCACAGAAAAACATAGGGGATACAGCATAGGCGCATGGCATACCGCAGGGGAGCATGGGGAGTAGATAGGTAGATAGAGAAGAGAGTAGGGTAGGTGGGTGGATGATACTAGACTAGGATGATACTACAAGGGGACTACACTATACTACACCATAACTACACCTCAATGAAGGTAGTATCGCACGTTTTTTAAAATAGGGAATTGGGGTAGGTTCGTGATACAATAGTACTAGTAAATCATGGTTTACAAGGAGGTACTATTGTGGAGACTAAGACCTGTAGTAAGTGCGGTTCCGATAGGCCGGTGAGTGAGTTTTCTGTGAACAGGCGGCGCAAAGACGGAACGCCTATTTATAAGACCTACTGCAACGCGTGTGTGAAGGTCTATAAGCAAGGGTGGGAAGCAGACAACGCCGAACGTTTGACGGAAGAGCGCAAACAGCAGTGGTGCGAGCAGAAGGGCGAATTATCAGAACGCCAGTGCAAGAATGAAAAGTGCGGTAAGTGGTTTACTCCCGCTGATCGTCGTGAGAAATATTGCTCGGATGAATGCAGGCGACGCAAGATACAGCGGGACGCATGGCGCAAGCGGGCAGCGGTCAAGCGGGCGCAAAAGCCCAACACTAAGACATGTAAGCGATGCCAGCAGACTAAGCCAAAGACCGACTTTGCGAGTGGCGCGGGTCTAATTTGTAGCGACTGCCTACCGACCTACAGAGCGGAGATTGCACAAAAGCACCACCAGAAGTACAAGGCGTACTACAAGCAAAAAACACGTGAGCGCAAAGTGAGACGCAAGGGGGCCGAAGGGTCGCACACGGATGCGGAATGGGAAGCGCTAAAGGCCAAGCATGCTTACACCTGTCTGCGGTGTGGAAAGCAAGAGCCGACAATAGCACTTACCAGAGATCATGTAAAGCCCCTTATCCTGGGCGGCACGGATTACATAGAGAACATCCAACCGTTATGTCATGGGTGCAACTCGGCTAAGAATGACAAAGAGATTGATTATCGGTAACACTATACTACACCACAACTACACTACAATGAACCTACTATCGTGCAGTTTTTAATCCAAAAAATGGGGGTGCTATGGCTTCTATTGAGATGTCGTATTTCAAGGCGGAGGTAGTGGACTATCTGATAAAGATAGAGGAGCTATGCAGGAAGAGAAACGTGCCCATGTCGAGGGTGACGCTGATTATGCGCGACCCTAGCAATGATGAGATGTGCGTGCTACTGACGACAGAGAAGGGCAGCGACAACGTCCGCGAGGCCGTGGAAATTGCCTTGGGGCATGGCGAAATTTAATCCAAAACATTGGGGGTCGCAAATGTCTTCTGCTATTTATTCCCTCGTCAGTGATGTGGCTCTACAGTACTACACTGACAAGGGGTTTCCGCCGCGGGTGCTAACAATGTCTAGGGCAATGAAAGAATCGCTAGAAGCATCACTGTCAAGGCATGACCCAACCTATTACACGCCGATAGAGATGGAGGGTGTAGCGCTGCTGACGATAGTAACGGCGGTTGGCGAACTGGCGGTAAAGGTCGATGAGGGTGTAGCGGGTATCGGTATAGAGTAACCATTGCGCAGTTTTTGGGGCAAAACATCGGGGGTAAAAATGATTGAAGCAAGCGACGAAACAGGCATTTTGCGGTTGACAGAGCGGGAACTGTTGGAGATTAAGCACGCTATTTTCTACGCTAACGAGTGCGGGCATGGTACGACAGGACACAATCAATTGATACTGATTGCGAAGATGGCGCAGCACATGGGCTTTATGATTCGGGTCAATCCATATGATACGCCTGAATCCGTGAATGAGCGCTGGACGGGGGTTGAGGTGCCGGACGGGGTATTGATTGTGTAAGGTGTGCTTATGCTGCTATTTGTCGGGGTGTTGACGGGTGTTGCGCTGCACACGATCAGCGCCACCCTACCCACGACACCCGCACCAGTACTGAACGGCAACGGCAAGCACTAAGGTAAGGGAGTACTGGCAACAGGAACGAAGTATTTACAGGTGGTAGCAAGTTTTAAAAAGTCGAAAATTTTAAGGTAAAAGGCTATTGATTGTTTTTGGCGACCCTGTTAATGTGTACCAATAGTAGGTGCGAATTTTTGTTCTAAACACAGGAGTGCGGTATAATGGGGGGCAGATAAATAACTCTGTCCACCGGGCAACCAGCGGGCGCACTCCATGTATAAAGGGGGGCGCCCGCTTTTTTGTTCCAAAGGAGTAAAGCAAATGAAGGACTACGGGGTAAATACCGGGTTGCGGTTAACCACCCTGCAACTTGAAAAGGCAGATCGGCTTGCCGCAAGTTTGGGGATGAGTCGAAATAAAACGATAGGGCTGCTAATTGAGGCGGCAGAGGTACAGACAAAGCCGACTGTACTGGTTGGAGAAATGAAAAACAGCAGTGATAGCGCCAAGTTTTCTCAGGACGCAAGCGCCATCACTGCCAGTGCGTAACAATTCACCAGCCCTCTTAAACAGCAATGCCTAGTGCTGGTAACACTAGGCGGCGCTGACGGGCAGAAGGCAAATTGTACAATGAAAAGTGTACGTATGGAAGGTGAGTATGACGACTAGACAGTATTGGGCGGTGCTCGTTCTGCTTGCGGCGGTATTTATCGGCGGCGCGCTATACCTGGGCGTTGACCTGGGCGAAGTGGGCCGGGCGCTCTTGTGGCTGAAAGAGTTTGTACAATGAATAAGTTCAAGGTAAAGAGGAGAGTGATAAGCATGTTTTACTTACTGCGTGAGGGAACGGCAACGGTATATTTAATCCCGGCGGCGCGCATGGTGGAAGGGGCGGAGTGGCCCGAGCTGGTACAACGCAGCACAGAGGCCAAGCACGCCAGTCTAATCGACTGGAAGCGGGTAGCGGTAAAGGCGGCGGATGGGGGATGGGCCTTGTATCAGTAAAAGCTCAGTGTAGTATCAGCAAAAGAAAGGGGCTTTGTGGTATGGGGGACGGGGAATTTATGGTTAAGGTGCGCGAACTGGAACAGCGCATCGAGCGGTTAGAAGCGGACGACTGGCACAAGGCAGGGGCAAGCAAGCGCGGGCTATTCGTGTTTGGCTACCAACTGTTGGTATTGTTCTGGGTGTGGGTGGTAGTCATCGGTATAGGTGCGGTGCTGTGGATATTGGGATTGTATCAATAGGCGAGGGGAACCGAATTATGGCAATGGCAAAATGTCCTAACTGTGGGAAAGCAGCAAAAGATTGTACGTGCGGGGCGAAAGGCAAAGGGGCGAAAGGCGGCAAGGCCAAGCCGGGCAAAGGTGGTAAGGGTGGCAAGATGGGCCGATAGGCTAATCGGGTGGGTGATTGCTCTCATCCTGGGGGCAATCTACCTACTTCTATTACCGCATGGGATGTAAATGATTGTCTTACCAACAGACCAGGATAAAAAAGACTGGCGTGAATTGTGCTGGGAAGCGGCTGGCTACACCCCCACGGTAGGGGAGTTCCCTATCCACGGCATAGAAGGGGAGTTAATCACGACCAGCTACGGCCAACAAGAGGTAATGGACGCAACCGAACGCCTATTACTTCTCGCGGGCGGGGTGCGCGCCGGCAAAAGCAAGACATTATCCATGAAGGCCATAGAGGAAACGCTGATTAAGGATGGCCTCATGTGGATTGTTGGACCAAACTATAACGACGCCAATGCAGAATGGGGCTATCTGTTTGAGCCTATCCACAAACTGGGCTTCATCAGCCACTACACAAGCCCAGAGCGGGGCCAACGGATGTTTGAAACGGCGTGGGGCTTTCGGTGCGAGACGAAGAGCAGCGACGATCTCGCGGCGCTTTCCTCCTTCGCGCCTCATGTGCTGCTTGGGGTGGAGATGGGTAGGCAGGCAGAAGGGGCGTTTAATAAGTTGGCGGAAAGAGCGCTAGAGCATAACGCTAGGGTCATGATGTCAGGCACGTTTGAAGGCGCTTTGTCCTGGTATCCGCAACTGTGGTCACGGTGGCAGGCGCCTAATCCAGAGGGAGGGCGCTCCTTCTCCCTGCCAAGTTGGTCGAATCACTTTATCTTTCCTGGGGGGCGTTCAGATCCGAAGATTATCGACTTAGAGAACAGTCTAAACGACCCGGAATTATTCTTAGAGCGGGTAGGCGCGGTTCCTTATAAGCCACAAGGCTTGGTGTTCCGCATCTTCTCTAACCGGGAACACGTCAAGCCTATTGATTTTAACCCGAAACTACCTGTAGAATTAGCAATAGACCCTGGAACGCGGGCGTATGTGGTGCTGGCAGTGCAGCGGGAAACGTTACCGGCCTCGGCTGGCATGGTGCGCCACTACAAAAGCGGCCTACTGGTACCCAAAACGCGGGTGCATGTCATTGATGAGGTGTATGTGCAGGAGGCCATAGCCGAAGAAGTCATCGAGCGCTGTCAATCTCGCCCTTGGTTTAAGGCGGTTAAAAACGGAGTGATCGACGTAGCAGGCCGCCAACGGCAACAAGGCACCAAAAGCCAGGTGCAAACGTGGATGGATGAGACAGGCATACCGCTACGGGCGAATTATGTCCCGGTGCAAGAGAGCATTGCCACAGTGCGGCGGCGCTTGCGGCCTGACCCGGTGACGAAAGCGCCCCTACTCCTGTTCAGCAATCGGCTATCTGACCGGGTGACAGGCGGGCGGGCTACTGGCACCATAGCCGAAATGGGCCTATACCGGTGGCGGGGTTTGGGGGGGGGAAGCAGCGAAAGCAGTACGCCGATTGACGCCAACAATCACGCATTGAAGGCGTTAGGCTATCTCTTGTATGACTGGTTCGGGCCAGTGCTGGAAAAGCGCAAGCCAGGAAAGGCGAAGATTAGATCGTATGCATGACGAACACCAGTATGCCTATCGTTATAATCAAATTAACACACCTCCTAAACAAGTCGAAGCTATACGTCAGCACTGCGTTGAACGGGTAATGCGTGATTATCTTATGAAACGCCTGTTAGAAAAACCTGAAAAAATTTTAGCCGTTCGACTAAGAGAGAGTGACAGTCCGGTGTTTGGTTTTTCTGGCAGGGAGGAATGGCGCGAGATACATATCTCGTTGGAAGTGAACGAGGTAAGCACTTTTTATATAACCGAATATATAGACCTGCGGCCGGTGGGGTGGTGGGCGCTAAGTCAAACCGCTGCTGAGGAAATCATGCACAGGCTTACGGAGTGGTGGCAATTACCTCTAGCCCAGAAAAGAGCGAAATGGGGGCGCCGCTTAGCACGTTTCGAGCGTAAACATTTTGGCCGGGCATTTAATGATGGAAGACAAAAACCGGGTATTACTTTTAGCATTTAGGCAGGCGCTGTTAATCCTCCTGGGGGCCATCGAAACCTATCTAGGGATAGAGCGATCCAGGCGACCAAAGCACAGCGAATAATAAAAGACCTACCGGGTACGTACCAGCGGGCAATCTCTTAATAGGGATTGCCCGTTTTTTATTGGGGAAACCATGAAGCTAACTGTAGACGAGATCCGCGCCAGGGTGATGATTGTTGAGCGCGAGCGCCAGGGCTGGAAAAGCCTAGCGCAAGTCTGGGAAAAAATGTGGGGGCTTGACGCTGGGTTCAAACAGGACTGGCGCGACGCGGTTGAAAAAGAGGGGCGCGAGCAAGTCACCCTACCCGACCCATTAAATATCGTGAACCTGGGGAAGCGCTTAATCAGCAGCAACCCGCGGATTGACGTTCCACCGCGCGACGTTGACGATCAGGCGCAACGTACCGCCGATAAGCTGAAAGGCTTTCTCACCGCCATGTGGCAGCGGGTGAACTGGCAGCAGGGGCGCATTGTGTTGGATGATGCTATTTGGTTTAGCCTGGTGCGTGGTCGCGTGTGCGCTGAAGTCAAATGGGTTAAAGAAGATTTGCCCAAGCTGATTCAAAAGCGCAACTTCCCGATCTTAATTCGCACGCTAGACCCGTTCGACGTAGGCATTAAGCGCGGGCCAATGTACGTCGAATATGCGTTCCACAAATACCGCACCGACCGCGCCGACGCTCGGCAACGCTACCCGCGCCTGTCCATCTGGAAACAGGCCAATAACGATGACATTCAAACCGAAGACACCCAGGTAACGATCACTGACTTTTGGTGGACTAACCCGACAACCGGGCGCGTATGGAATTCTATTTTGGTTGACGAAGAGTTTGCAAAGAAGCCAGTGGAAACCGATTACCCCTATGTCCCTATTATCGAGGTCTACGGCGATAGCGCCCCTACTAAAGACAAAACCTATGAGGGGCTTTCTATTCTGCATGGCCTAGAGGAACTATGGCCCTACAAATGCAGGCTAGCCAGTAACTTAGGAACTGCGGTACTATGGGCAGTATGGCCATTCATTGCGGTACAGAATGAGAACGGCCAAATTGTGGATGATGTGCAGGTTAGACCGGGCGCAACCGTGCCTGTACCAGCCGGCACGCGGTTCGACACGATTAAAGCCGGCGTGGATCTGAACGTATTGCAGGCCATGCTAGGCCAAATTGACGCGGGCGTACAACAAACCGCTTTCCCCAATGTCATGTACGGGGATAGCGGCAATATGAATGCCGGCTACGGAATTAACCTTCTGAGCGATGCGGCTAAAGGAAGAATCAAATCTTTCCTGGAATACCTAGAATTGTTCGTGACGCATATCAACGAACTGGTATTAGCGCTGATTGATGAATTTGCGGGCAAGGATGAAATAGGACTATGGGGCCGCCAGGAGGGGACAGAGCGCCTATATCGTCTGACGATCAAGGCCGAAGATATTGATGGCTATTATGAGAATCAAGTGAAGTTACGTCCGCAACTGCCACAGGATGATTTGCAAGTGCAGACCTTGGGCGTTCGCTTGGCCGATGGAAAGTACATCAGCCGGCAAACCCTCAGAGAAAAGTACCTATCGGTTGCCATGCCAGAGGATGAACAGGATCGCATCTTTGCAGAAATGGCCTTTGAGAATCCCGATATTATGAAGAATGTCACGATTCTGCGCCTGATGGATTTATTCCCCAATGGCCAGTGGCGGGATTTGGTGAAGGGAACGCCATTAGAGCAGGTAGCGGAGCAGTTGATTAAGCCACCTACCCCACCACCACCGCCGATGATCCCGGACATGGGGATGATGGGGCCACCGCCAATGGGGCCGGGTGGGCCGCCGCCTGACATGATGGGGCCGCCAGGGGGCGCACCCATTCAACCCCCAGGGATGGCGGGGCCGATGGGGGGCGGCATACCCCCAGAGATGCAAGGGCAACTAACCCCGGAAGCGATGGGCCTACCGCCGGGGATGCCCCCTGCACTAGTCGCCCAA